AGGGATCGTGGACCCCGAGCCGATCGCCATCGCAATACGCTACATCATGGAAGCCTCGCCCTGCGGCGAAGACCCGGGCTGGAGCGATCTGGTCCTGGAGAACGGCGAGGAGTGGACCATCGCGACGCCGTTCGGCGAGCTCGTTCCGACCTCGCGCTCATGAAGAGGGTTCTCGCCGTCGCACTGGCGCTGTGCGCCCTTGCACCCGAAGGGCGCGCCCAGAACGCGATCACGCAGGAAGGCACCGTCCTCCAGAATGCTCCGATGATGTTTCGGGGGAACAACCGGGCGCGTCAGGGCGCGCCCGTGGGCGGCGCTCCGAGCGGTCAGATAATCACTACTGGTGACGCGACGGTGGGCGGGCGCTGCGACTATAGCGATCCGACCGACGCGCCGAGCGGTTACTACAAGCTCTGCATCGACGCCAAGAGCGGCAAGATCATCTGGGGCGGCACCAAGTCGCCGCAAACGACCCCGGTGCTCGAGGTAAACGGGGTTGTTTATCCGTTTGTTGGGCAGGGCGCGGGCAATACCGTGGGCGGAGCCCCTACAGTAATCAACAACCTGACTTGCTGGAACGACACGCTGGGCACCTTTATCAAGGATTGCGGCGGCCCCCTCGCAACAACCGGCGGTGGCCTGGTGGCGAGTGGGCGCAACACAGCGGCTTACACAACCACATCGTCGTTCAGCAAGATAGAGAACACGCAGGGCACGGTGCTCGACGGCGATCTGTTCGGCCTGCCACAGTACAACACTTTCGAGGTCCGCGCCGACATACCAGCGGGTACTACGGTACAGAATGCTGCTGCGGTGGGCGCTTATGTGATGAACCGCACTCCGTCGCTCGGCGAGAGCGGCAACTCGGTCGCGTTCATGGGCATCAGCAACGCCGTCGTCAACAACGCTGCGGTATGGGGCATCAACACAGTCCAGAACACGACCGACCCCAATGGCACAGGCAAGGTGCTGCAAGGCTATGAGGGCGATTTCAACATGGCCTCGCCAAACGACCGGCTGATCGGCATTGGGCTGTATGGCACCTCGACAGCGACACTTACCAGCAACGTCCGCGACGGTGTGGTGGTCGGCTCTTTGAGCGTGCAGAGTCCCGGCTTGACGACATGGCTGCGCGGCTTCGCCTGTAATCCTGCGGCAATCATCCCGAATGGGGTGTGCCTCGATATTCAGCCGGAAGCCACGACTGGGGCGTTCGTGAAGGGACCGGCTATTAACTTCTGGTATACGGACGCTACTGAAGTAAAACACTTTATTAGTATGCACGCAGGCACCGATCGCAATTTGATATTTGCCAGCGATACAGGTACTACCAACGGGGGAGTGGACTTTTATCCGAGGGTACATTTTCGGGATAGAGCCGATTGGGTCTTTGACATTGCTGGGGTAGAGCATCGATATACCTCGACCGTGGATCTTCCCACACACAAGCTAGTAATTACCGGCACTCCGACCGACGCCACTGTGCAGTTCAACTCTACTGTAGCCCTTGCTGGGCCAGTGACGCTGGTTAGTCCTCCAACAGCGTGCACTGGGTTGCCGGTAGGTACGTTATACATGGACTCAACTACGAGAGCGCTCTATGTTTGTTAAGACGCTTGCCCTAGCAATGGCACTTGTGCCTGCGATGGCACTGGCCCAGAAGCCATCGCCACCACAGATGCGCAGCGTTGTACTAGCCTATCAACAGCTTGGCCTCTCCTTAGAGGCTATGGCCGCCTACTACGAGGCCCGCATTGCTGATCTCGAGAAACGCTGCGGCGACCCGTGCAAGGAGCAATAAATGGCTGACCGGATCGAGGTCGCCCGCGAGGCGCTGGCCCAGATAGGCACCCGCTCGACGATGACTTCGCTGGACGACGGGTCCGCTGAGGCGACATACATCAACTTGCTCTACGAGCCGATCCGGGACTTCCTGCTGACCGATGGCGATTATGACTTTTCGCTGTCGATAAAACCACTGATTGCGCTTACCACCGTACCAGCGACTCCGTGGTTTCACGCCTACCCGTACCCAACTGATGCCCTGCGGATACGCCAGCTTTTCCCAAAGGACTCCGATCCGCTCGACCCGCGTCCGGTCGAGTGGACTACGACCACCTCTTTCGGGCCTCGCCAGATCAACACCAAAGTCGAGATGATCCAAATCCATTACACCTGGGCGGCCACCGAAGAGGTGTGGGACGGGATATTCCGCCAGAGCTTTGTGCGGATGCTGGCATCGGCGCTGGCTTTCGCGCTGGAGAACCGGATCGAGGCCAGCAAGGTCAAGTTGGACGAGGCGCTGGGTTTCGCCGGGATCGCCAAGCTGCGGGATATGTAAGATGTCGATCGAAAGTGTCGTCAACCAGTCGCTCGACCTTATCGGGTATAAGCGCCACATCGGCTCAGTGTGGGACGGGACGCCAGCAGCCCGCGTAGCCCTTAACGCGTTTGCGGAGGTGCGCGATGAGGTGCTGGCGGTGCGCCCGTGGCTGTTTGCGCGATCGTTCCACACGCTCGTCGCAACCGGACAGTTGGCGTTTGGTATGACCGCCTACACGAGGCCGCCAAACGCGGTCGTAGTGCTCGATGTTTACCCGATTGGCTTTGATCCGTTGGACCCGGAACCGGCCCGCTGGCTCGAGACTTACATCGATGGTGAGCGCCTTATCGTATCGCCTTTTACCGATGCGGGCGCGGCCAGTACCGATCGCGTTCTCGACACGGCCGATTGGCCCCCCGATTACACAGAGGCGGTGATTCGTACCCTGGCACACCGCTTCCAGCGGTTGTTGCCCGCGGTCGCTGCAAAGGAAGAAAAACAATGAAGCCGGAGGACATCATCAATCAAGCCCTCGAGATCATCGGGCATGAGCAACGTATAGCGGCGTTTGGTGATGGTTCGCCTGAGGCGGTTGTGGCGCGGGATATGTGGGCCGAAACCCGAGACGCGCTTTTGGTACGGCTGCAACCGGATTGGGCACGCGAGGATGTGGCCTTAACAGTACTCAAAGCCGCGCCCCCTTACTACGACGAGCAAACACCGTGGATAGCAGGGCAGCATCCCGATTTACCGTGGCTCTACGAGTACGCACAGCCAGAAACGTGCCTGGTACCGTTGTCCCTCAAACCGAGGCCACACACTTTGCCGGTATGGCGTCCGCGCCCGATGCGCTTTCGAGTCAAGACCGGCGCTGACCAGACCTATGTCCTGCTTGGCAATGACCCGGCTCCAATTCTTACCTGCATCGTGCACACCCATGATCCTGATGTCTGGTACGAGGATTTCATTGATCTGATGGTCATGACGTTATCGAAGAAATTCGAGCGTCTCTTTGGTAACAAGAACCGCCCACCTGAGGCCGAAGGGAGGCCCGATGCCAACAACGCCAGATGACATCGTTAATGAAGCACTGGATGAGATAGGGGTCGAGGAGATCGGGGATCTGCATGAGGGATCACGGGCTGCGAACGTAGCGCGCAGGAATTATGACCCGATCCTGCGGGCGATGCACGCTGCCGCTCCGTGGAACTTCGCCCGGCGCCAGCGCCAAATCGATATGCGCGGTGACGCGAGCGGCCAATACCACAACAACCGCAACGTCCCGCTGCATTGGTCATATATGTACGAGTGGCCTAATGACTGCGTACACGCGAGATGGGTGCTGGGGCTGAATGCGTATGCGCTGGATGCAAGTGGGGCGCCGCTTGCCGCTGCACCGGCATGGGCGCGGCCAGCTCCTTTCATCGTAACCGATGCCCCGCTCGTTAACGATATCGCAAGCGATTGGGATCGGACTGAAGGACACAACCCTGAATCAACGCGAGTGATTGCTACCAACGAGCTTGGGGCTATACTCGTTTATACGGGATTGGTGCAGTACCCGGATGCGTGGGATGCTGGGTTCCGGCGCGCGTTCGTAGCGGCGCTCGCAGCCCGCCTTGCGGTTCCGCTTATAGAAGACAAAGCTGCGGCGCGGGCCATGCGCGGCGATCAGCTGGCGGTGGCGCGGGATGCGCTGATTGAGGCGCGGGTCCGGGATGGCAATGAGGGATGGACCTTAACGGACCACACCCCGGACTGGATAAGGGCGCGGACCTCGACCGCGTGGCGTGGGTGGTATGGGAGTGGCTGGAGCGACTTCCCGTTTGTTGAAGACGCTGGGGGCGTATATTAGGTGCCTGATCGCGAAGCCCCGGCCAGCCTTGCACAGCACTCCTTTGCCACCGGCGAGGTATCGCCTGGTTTCTATGGCCGCCAGGATATCCAGAAGTACGCAAGCGGCTGCGCGGTTCTACGAAACTTCTACGTTGATCCTCGGGGTGGGGCTACGGTGCGCCCTGGCACCCAATTCATCGGCTATCCGACCGAGGTCGGGTATGCGAGGC